GGGTCAGCAAGATCAAGGTCAAGCTCAGCAGAAGCAAGCTCAACAGGAGCAGGGTCAGCAAGATCAAGGTCAAGGCCAGCAGAAGCAAGCTGAGATGCAGCAACAGGCAATGCAACAGCAACTTGCCCAGTTGATTCAGCAGGCTCAGCAGATCCAGCAGCAATTGGCTCAAGCCCAGCAGGTTCAGACTCAGCAGCAGCAGGCGGGTCAGCAGCAGCAACAAGCTCAGATGCAGCAACAGTCCCAGGCTCAGCAGGTAGCTCAGGCTGTTCAGCAAGCCATCGCCCAGGGTCAGGATCCGGTTCAGGCTGCTCAACAATGCTTGGGTCAAAGCCAGCAACAAGTAGGTAGCGAAATCGATCAGATGCTTGCTGAGCAAGGTCAGATCGAGCCCGTTGCCGATATGGATATTCAGTTGGATACCCCCAATATGGATGTTGGTGAGGCTCAACTCACGCCCGATGAGGACAATGCTCTCCGTCAGCTGTTCTCTAACACTGAGTACAAGAATGCCCAAGAAGCGGCTGGTCAAGGTCAGGAAGATCAGGGCCAAGGCCAAGCTCAGCAGAAGCAAGCTCATGTTGTCCGAACTGCCTCTATGAGGACTGTCGGAACACGACCCACTGCTGGTGTCAGCCAGATTGGTGGGGTCCCCTCGAATGTAAGTGCTGGACGAGATCTCTCGAGGATCTGGAATTCAGCTCCGGATGTTCGTGAGGCCTTCGGCATGCGAACTGATTAATGAACTTGTTAGGTGGGGTTGTGTGATCAGCTCCACTTAGAAGAGCTCTCAGTCCTGAGGTCTCAATTCGTTGAGATGCAGTGATTGCCTAGATGTAGATGAATATGAAGTTTGCTCAACTTTAACCCAACAGGGAACATAAGTATGTCCATGAACGGTCAAAGCTCGGGCGAATTCAGGGAAACCTCAGGTCGAGTCCAACTGTTTCACGTCGTCACCCGCAATAGTGTGGGTGTCCTCGCGGCAGATGCCTTCACCCAAGCAAATCCTGCACTCGCAACGGGCGCTTCAGCAAAAAGTACCACCCTATCCGGGATCACCAAGACTGGTGTGCTCGGTGGGTCATTCGCCTTCACTCGCCCTGTGGCGGGAAACAATGTGATTGGGGGTCCCGCAGGAACCCCTGCAGATCCTCCAACCGTGTTTAGCACCGGTATGCGTCCCCTCGGCATCTTCTTGAATGATGCTGCTGGTAACGCCTACGAGAACACTCCCGGACCGGCATCGGGTCGTGGACCGTACGTTTGCGGATCTGGTTCTTGCGTAGGTCTAACGATCTACGAAACCCAGTATCAGCTAACTGGTGGTGGGCACACAAAGGGTGATGCTATTACCTATACTGCTGGTGATCTCCTATACGCGAGTATCAATGGATTGATCACTAACGTTTCCGCCGACTCCCTTGAAACCAGTGAGAGTCTGACTCCCACTGTTGTCGGCGTTCTCAAGGCTGCTGTCGATGCCACCACCCCCATGCTGATCGTCGACCTCAGGATCTGAGCCGACAAGAAAGGTAGACTACCGTGGTTAGCAACGACATCAAGCAACAGATCATTAGTGAGTACATCAAAACGGCTGCTGGTCGAGCTAAGCTTGCCGCTTCGATGATTCAGCCTCTGCGTCTTCGCAGAGATTACACGGCTGTGGGTCGTAAGACCTTCTTAGTCGAACAACTCCCGGATGGTGCTCTCCCGATCTACGATAAGGATCCGGATGTCACCGCCTACGTGGTCGGTGAAGAGGGTGAGAACATCCTTGCCATCCAGAAGCCCCGAAGGGTCATCTTCCCGTTGTTCGAGCTTGCCTCGAACCCCGAGATCCCCCTTACTCAGATCAAGGAACGCCGATTCGATCTCATCGAACGCGCTCAGGACTTGGCGAAAGCCCAGATCCAGGCCGCGGAAGACGAGCGCGTGTTTGCAGTCCTCGACTCGATCGCAGTCTCTGGCTTCGATACCTTGCCAGGTCAGACGAACCCCGACCTCAACGTCGTGGCTCCAATCAGCCCAAGTGTCCTCGCGGATGCCTTTGCTGAGGTAGAGCGTCACGACCTTAGGGTCGCTCGTATCTATATGAACGCGGTGGACTACGCGGACATCCGTAAGTTCGGACGCGACATTCTGGATATCGAGAGTCAGGCCGTTCTGCTCAAGACTGGTCTCCAGGCAACCCTTTGGGGCGCCCAGATCATCACGAGCCGTTTGGTCCCTGCTGGTTTTGTGTATATTTCCGCTGAGCCTGAAAATTTCGGCCGGATACCCGTACGTACAGAACTTACAGTTTTGAGTGCAGATGATCCCAAGGCGCGTACGATTGGGTTCAGTTGTTTCCAAAATATCGGTATTGGCGCGTTCAACCCCCGTGGCCTCACCAGGGTAGTGGTAACGCGAGTCTAAGAAAATTAGGCTGAATTGAGTGTGGGCCGGGTTTCCGAAAGGACTCCCGGCCTTCCTCTTTAAGCACCAAGTCGTGATTCTATCGAAGCAACATAGCCTAATCAAAGAACAAAAGACCTGTTATGGGTGTTTCGCTCCGTACTAGCGCCCACTTCCTATGAGAGGGGATATTGTTTGGTTGATCAAGTTGCCCTGATTCTCGGTGTACTCAGAGGGCATGAGTATCTTGTCCTCCATTTCAGGCGCTCTTCATCTCTACGGTAGGTCGATCAACCGCAACGCGGTTACTAACGTCACCTTCGAGTTCAAAAACACCCCAACGGACCTGCCTGACACCCCTACTTGGGTAGTGACCGTAAAGCTGGTTGGTACCACATATACTGGGTACCGGACTACTCTGGATCCAGGCTCCATTGAGGCGGTCTCCCAAAAGACCTTCGAGGATGTGTTCCGTCAAGAGTTCAGTGGAGAGGCTGATTCTGAACAAGAGGCTTTGAGGAAAGCCTACGAACAAATCAAAGCCCAGATAGACACCTTCCTAAGAGCACGTGAGGAGGAGACTGCTTTTGCTCAGCAGGCGATGCTGACGGTCAACTCGGGCGATCAGGTAGAGCTATCAGCCTTATGGGCTAGCTCAGAGACACCGGTTGAGGGCTAAGTAGGGGGTCCCTAGATTTATTTCTTGTCCACCTCTATAGATTGGTAGTCGGTGGTGTAGTTGTTACCACCTAGACGGAGTGGAGAGTGTTCCTTCCGCAAACTAACTCAGATCAGAAGGAATGTAAGTTATGACCAAGACTGGACTGATTGCGGCTATTGCCAACGAGATGGAAGGTACTACCAAGACCCATGTCCGTGGGTTTCTCACTGCTCTGAATACAGTGGTTGCTAAATGTCTTCGCAAAGATAAGAAGTTCGTCCTTCCTAGCATTGTGAAGCTAACTGTCGTAGGGGTCCCCCCGAAGGCGGAGCGCAAAGCTCGCAATCCATCAAACGGCCAGGAGATGATCGTTGCCGCCAAGCCCGCTTCCAAGAAGTTAAAGGCTCGTTTCTTGAAGGCCATCAAGGTGGAAGCTGGAATAGTTCCTCCTCCTCCTCCTTCTCCTGCCGCTGCTGCTAAGGCTGCTGCCGCCGCCGCCGCTGCTGCGGAGAAGAAGGAGTCCGCGTCGAAGGCCAAGAAGACCGCCAAGAAGTAAGTTCTACTTCGGTTTTCTTCGACAGGTGCTGTGAGTTCAGTGCTACTGGGTGACTCACGGCACCTGACTTGTTTAAAGTACTTATCATGGGTGTGTCATGAGCCGAGGAGGCCATGACAATGGAAGCCAATCAGACCCAGATTAGATTTACACCGGGAAAAATGGAACGCTTTATCTCGACGAAAGCGTTCACTTTGGGCGGTACTAATTACAGTGTCTACGATGGGATGGAGATTCTGTTTGATGGTACTATTGTAGAGCTGAATGGTAGCCGTTTCATGCTACCTACCCTTCGAGGGGCCATTAGGATGGGGTGGATTGTACCTGCTGACGAATACAATCCGGGTGCAGCTCCAGTAGCCAACCCGTCTGCGAATATTGGGGTTCGGGCAGCCAATGACTTAGGCCAGAACCCACTATCTCCTCCAAAGAAGTCCGCCATCGTTACCGTTGAATCTGATGAGCGGGTGGTCATGAGTAGCTCTGCTAGGACTCAACAAGCCCGGCAGAGGACCGCTGAGGTTAGGCAGTCTACCGGAAGAGCAGGAGCCTTCGTGGCACGAGGGAGTAGTTCTGATTTGATTGGTGGTGCTGAGTTTGGGGTTGAGGTTGAGAGACAATTCAAGACCTCGGCTAAGACCGCACCTCAGGTGACCCCCAACACAGTTGGTACCGCTATTCGAGATGCGGAGTTGGTCAAGATTCAACCTGGTGAGGGGATCTCTGAGGGGGATCTCCTATCCAAGATGACCGATGAAGAGCGGTCAATCTATGTGGCTGAGAAGGAGGCTCGGAAGGGTGATATCCAGAGTAGAACTCCAGGTTACGTACCACCTCCAGTAGTCACTACCAACCTAGCCTCGATGAATCAATCAGGTATGCGTTCTCAAGCTCAACCAAAGGCTCGAGTCATGGTTGCATCTGCAACTCCTGTAGTTGGCAAGGTAGCGCCTAGTCAAGCTAGGGTTCAGGAAGGGATCTCAGTTGGGTTGACCTCAGGTGGAGGTGTAGAGACCTTCGATGCTTCGGGCTCAACAGGGCATGCTGTGGAGTCGGTTATGGAGCAAGAGGGGATTACTTTTCGGAACACCAATGGGCCTAAGAAGGGTATGGGGTCGCAACCAGCTCCAACATTTGAGACCACGGTATCCATGCCGTCAGATGATGAACCGAGATCTCGTATCGACAATGATGGGACAGCTGACTACCGAAGAAGGGTAGCCAAAGGTCTCTGTAAGGACTTCCCGGATGATTACAACTTCTCAGACCACTGGAAGCGTCGGATAGCGATGATTCGTTTGAATTACGAGAAGTGTCCGGAGGTCATCCGGGCTATTTTCGCTGCTGAAAGTGACGAGTTCAAGAAGCTACTCATCGAAGAGTTCCCTGAAGCGTTTCCTGGTTGAGGTGCTGAGACTACCGGCTAGATCTACCTGATTGAGCCGGTAGTCTTCTTGTACTTTAGCTAGCTCGATGGATAACGTAAACTCTACGGGAACCAATAAAGAAGCTGGTGTACTGGTCTATCTTGTAGAGGAACTTACAGATGCTCGCCTTCGTTGCGAGCAACTTAAGAAGTTCGTCAGTCAGGTAGTTCGATTGATTGCTTCTTCTCCTCAAAGGGATCATCTCTATGAAGTTGCTGGGGATGCAATCTATGGGATCCCAGATGCCTTGTTCAAGTTGGACAAGGCTTTGGGGGCTACGGCTTTGGCGGCCTCGCGTTTGGACTATGAGGAGCTAAAGACTCAACTCAGGCCTGAGAAGGTTGAGGAGTTGGAGGACGTTCTCAGGGATGTCCGTATACGTCAAATTGATCGGGTGTCTCCGTTCATTCAACCTCGTCCGGAGCAAGGGCAACCGAGGATGGCTGGGGCTCTTGACGTGAAGGACATTAATCAGATCACTACGAGTCTCGAAAACATCCTTCTAGAGGCGGCACGATTACGTAAGGATCTACCCCCTCAACTTCAAGGGAAGCTTGAAGACATCAAAGAACTTGCCGATAGGGCGTTGAAGACAATCAAGCACTCCTCAACCACAGTACCAAGTCAAGGAAAGAGAGCATCCATGTTCCGAGCAGCTTCTACCAGTCATATTGCAACAGCCCTCCGTCGGATCGCCGCTGATGTAGAGTCCGCTCGCATTCCGCCCAAAGAGGCTAGTCGTCGGGTACGTCGGGTGCTCATGGCCCTATCCCAGACATCCCAGCAGGCTCTCGAAGCCATGGGACCGATCCAGGCTACTACGAGACAGGACGTAATTGACGGGTTTAAGTCATCTAATCCTGCACTAACTGAGGACCAGTTGGAGGAGATAGCTACACACTGGGAGAAAAATAAGGATGTAGTAAAAGATAAGCACCAATAAGCTAGACTTTGGTGCACAACAATTATGACCTCATCTGCTTTTGCTGGGTATATCTACCTGATCACGAATCTCGTGAACGGGAAGAAGTATGTGGGGTGTACTACTAGAACTGTTGAAGAGCGTTGGCTTAGGCATATTAGTCAAGCCAGGTCTAGAAGAAAATTCGCTCTACATAGAGCTATTAACAAATACGGACCTCATAACTTTTCGGTAGAGACTTTGGAAGTAGTATACGGCCCCTTGAGTGATCTCTTTGATGCTGAGGTGAGTCAAGTTTACTCCAACAAATGCTTAGCCCCTATCGGGTATAATCTGACAGTTGGAGGGGACGGTATATCTTTGCTTTCACCAGAAGCAGAGAGGCGACGCCGTGAAGCCTATTCTATTGCGATGAAGAAGATGCACGCTGACCCTTCCTGGCTAGCTGCTATTTCTTCTGCTAGCCGTGAGCGATCAAAACGCCACTCTTGGAAGAAAGCCACTGTAGAGGCAGGACATAGACGTGCTCAAGATCCTGAGTGGTTAAAAGCCAATGCAGCTAAGAACGCTCTATTGCACGCTGACCCAAGATACTTGGAAGTCATGCAAAGCCTACCCCAAGATCCAGATTGGCGGAAGGCGCAATTAGAGGGTGTTCGTAAAAGATCTAGTAATACGGAGTGGAGAGAGAAGAATGCTAGAGCTCTAGCTGTAACTCGTGCTGCTAGGTTGGCCAAGATTAGGATAGAAAATGACACTCTCACCCCTGAAGCGAGAGCCTCTAAAGAGCAATCACGGCTTAATAAGCGTCGAGAGTATTCACGCTTGTACCAGGCTGATAAGAGGGCTAGGAAGACCCAAGATACCCTGAGAATGTTAAACCCATGAGAAACTCGAACAACGCGCGTTGGAACATCTACTCGTCTCACTCAGCCGGCGAAGGGGCCACATCCTCTGAGGAAGCTCGTCGAAGTCGGTTCGAGGAAGGGAAGCCCGCTGATCCTACGCAGAATATGACTACGGAGGATGCCAAGAAGTGGAAGGATGAGAATGAGAAGAACAGAGACAACTTCAAATCCGCCGCTGAAGAGGGTTCTGACCCAGTAGCTCAATATCTACTTCACCTGGATACCGCGATTGTAACCCTGAAGCAACTCAAGAAAAAGAGCCCTAAGGACTCAAAGAGGCTTTTGCTCACTCTCCTGCAAGCGATAGCTACTGCTATCGCTCAATTGGAAGAGGGTGGTAAGGGTATCTTGTCAGAGATCCTATTTACGGCGGCAGACAAGGTTAGCGCTCAGTGGGCAGCAAGTGACTTTTCTAGTTACTGGATCATTGACCGATGATTCGAGGGTTTACAACCCCACTAGTGTCTGAATCTGGGCTCCCAGGGACAGGTCCATCTCAGAAGGGAGTTGGCTTAGATCCGAGTATTCCGGGGACCTCCACCTATGCCAAACCCTCGCAAGAGGAGGAGCGAGAGCCTGACATTGAGGATCAATCGATGTACCGGGTGGATGATGCAGATCATCTCTTGAAGGATCAGAAGAAGCCCGACGAGATTGATCACTCTGACGCTCGGCCCACCTATCGTCGACCTGGTCCACACGTGAAGGATGACGGGTCTATCACGAAGTACCCCTACCGAGATGAGATTCCAAACCGGCACAACGCTTCGATAGTTGAGAATGTTGCTCAACTATGGTTGCTCAAGTGTGCTCATGAAGTTCCAGTCTCTCTGGAGGAGCCCATTCGAGTAGCCTCTAAGATCTCCGAAATTGAGAATGGACTGAACCCGCAGACTCGTCAACGAGCTACAGCATGTGTAGTAACTATCAAGAGGACTGACGTACAGAACCTGAGGTGGATCTTCTCGGTTGATTGTGGCAATGGTCCCAAGATGGTTCGTCTCAAGGCTTCTCGTAAGGGGCGTGTGACAGCCCTTGCCAAGATGGACGTCAGTTTCTCTTGCTCATGCAAAGCATGGAGATGGTTGGGATCTGAGTACCATGCCAAGGGGGAAGGGTATCTTGATGGGAAGCCCGTGGGTACAGCTTCAACTCCCAACATCAGAGATCCAGCTCGGATCAATAGGGTTTGCAAGCATGTTGCGGCAGTGATGTCCAAAGTTCGTAGTTGGTCTATTCCGATCAAGAAAAAGGATACGTAGGTGTAGATCGAACGGAAAGGTTTCACTGCGGATGCCTACTTATCAGATTGAGTGTCACGAATGCGGGACTACTAGAGACCAGCGACTTTCCTACTCAGACTACGACGCAGTAGAAGCGGGGAACAAGAAGTTGACCTGCAACAACTGTGGTCTGGAGGCTAAGATCGGTTTCGCTCCCGGCAACCTTGGATTCGTCTTGAAAGAGGGCGAGTCTGGTGGTTGGGCTACAAAGTCCATCAAAGAGAACGCCTATCGTAAGAAGAGGCGCGAAGAGGTTGCTCAGAAAGAGAAGGATCATGTGTTCAAGGCTAGTTTGCAGCCTAACTTTGATGGGGTAGAAACAGGTACCTGGAAAGAGGCTCAAGAACTAGCCCGAAAGGAAAAGGGTGACGTCTCTGCGTCGACCTTTGATTCTCTTGTGTCTCGTGGAAAGTTGACTCCATGATATCTGCCACCTAATCATTTGTTGTAGGTCCAATACAGGTGACATCATGAGCGGACGCCTCTTCTCAATTCTCCGACGCAAGCCGGGGTTCATTCATTTCACAACGCCTTTGTTGGACTCAACAGCCACGGGGGTTGTGAGATACCGTCTATACACGGACGATAGCCCAGACTTTCCATCCCCCACGGAAGTGGTGACTGTTACCAACCTGGGTCTAGTTGATTCTGCTGTTGCGGGTCCTCAGAACCCGATTCCACCAGGTAAGACCGTTCAGATCCTCATGA